CCAAGTCTGCCAAGACCCAGCGTGCCATCTTCTGCGGATGGTGGCGTAATGAATACTATTCTGTTCCTGCGGACAGCAACATCTATAAGGTCTACTGGGATGGCAAGTTAAGCCCAGAAGAACGTGAGTGGACGAAGGACATCAAGAAGATGTACGGAATTGAAATCAATTCCAGACAGATGGCCTGGTGGCGGTGGAAGATGCTGGAAGGTATCAAGGATGAATCCCTGATGTACCAAGAGTTTCCGCCTACAGAGGACTACGCTTTTGTGATGACAGGCACTAGTTTCTTCTCCAGCAGCCGCTGCACAGACGCTGCCAAGGAAGCCAAGAAGAATCTGCCTGACTGCTACCGCTACATTTTTGGGCAGAACTTTCAAGACACGGAAGTTATGCGCTCTACAGAGCGGCTGGGTACACTGCGTATCTGGGAAGAGCCTAACGATGCCGCCTACTACGTCATCGGTGCTGACCCTGCCTACGGCTCCTCTGATTGGGCAGACCGCTTCTGCATCCAGGTCTTTAGGGTGTATGCCAACGGGTTAGACCAGGTGGCAGAGTTTGCTACCAGCGAAATGAACACCTACCAGTTTGCTTGGGTGATTGCCCACCTTGCCGGAGCCTACAAGAACTCTACCCTTAACCTAGAGGTCAACGGCCCTGGGCAGGCGGTCATCAACGAAATCAGGACGCTGCGCCGGACAGCAGCCAGCATGGGCAACGTCATGGGCAAAGACTTGATGGACGTACTGGGCAACATGCAGAACTACCTCTGGCGCAGGAATGACAACCTTGGCGGCCCTGGCAACAGCATGGGGTACTTGACCACCAGCAGCACCAAAGAGCGTATGCTGGCGTACTATAAGGACTACTTTGAGCGCGGGATGATGAACGTGTTCAGCATGGACTTGCTGGAAGAGATGAAGACCATCGTGCGTGAGAACGGATTCATAGGCGCACCTGGCAGAGCCAAGGATGATAGGGTGATTGCTGCCGCGCTGGCCTGCGTAGCCTTTGCAGAGCAAGTCCAGCCCCGCCTAATAGCTGCCAAGCTCACCCGTGAGATTAGTGCTATGAAAGAAATGCGGTCAGCAGAAGAGTTATCCACAGCCACTAACGTCAGCAACTACCTTAAGAAGATAGGAATGTACGGGTCGTGAAGGCTTTAACCAAACAAGAATTGTTCCGGCAGATGAAGCGGTTTGTAAAAGACCAGGATAGAGGCATCTCTATAGCCTTGTTTTGCGAACTTGCGGGCATAAGTAAGCAACAGTTCTATGATGTATTTGTCCACAGGATTTATCCACAGACCGAAATGATGCAGTTGCGGGTTAGCAAAGCCTATCAGCAGTGGAAAGAGGGCAACGTGAAGGTCATGCGCCGCAAAGACAACACCCGCTTTGTGGAGTACAGGCGGGAGTCACAGCCCGCCATGATGCCTGGAATGGGGCTAAAAGTTACGCCAGACGGCATAAAAATCAAGGTTGGAATGGTCAACCGCCATGATTACAGTGAAATTGACCTACAGGAAGCACTTAGAGGGTAACTATGGCTATATTGAGAGACTACTACTGCGAATCACACGGTGTATTTGAAGCATGGGAGCCTGAGTGCCCCATGAAACACTGCAAGGCCACCATTTCTATTATTCACCTCAAACCAGTGGGGATGAAGTCCGCAAAGACTGCCAAAACTGACAAAACACTGGAAGGATTGGCAAAAGACTTCCAAATGACGGACATCAAGTCCACCAGAGAGGGCGAACACCAAACTGGCTACCTCAAGCGGAACAATAAGCTCACTGACAAGGAATATGCAGAGGCTACAGCCGCCAGTGAGCACTTTGAGAACAAAAATGAAAGCCAAAAACAGAAAGAAGGACGGGCTGGTGATGCCGCTATCTGGGGTAACGGGGGGAACATCAACATGAAGTCAGTCCTTGGCGGGCAGTTCAAGTCTGTGGCGGGGGAGTCTGTGGGCATCAACCCCCGTGAAGCGGGCAATTTGACAGGGCCAAAGCCCGCAAGTTATTATGCTGACCACGAAAACCTAACGGTTCCTAAACCATGAGAATCCCCAAAGAGCCAGTACAGAGGGAATTGTTCTACCTAGACCTGATACAAAAGTGTCTGGTATCTAGGGAAGAGCGCCGCCCTGACTATGCTTCCCTGCGTAGCTATTTTCTCTTTGGAAATGCGCCTAGTGAATCGCCTGCTATCTTCAACAAAATCTATCCTCACATTGACCAGTTGACGGCGTTCCTGTACTCAGCAGAGACAACCCGTTTCTCTATCAATATTGGTGCGGCGGTGAACGAACTAGAACACCGCAAGATTCCCACGCTGACCCGTGCACTCAACGATGAGTGGCTCAACAGCAATGCCGACCAGGTGTTTTCATCCGCTGTTTCTTGGGCGCTTTGCTACAACTCTACTTTTGTCAAAGTCATTATGAACAACGGTATCCACCCTTACATGGTGGAGCCTGGAAGCATGGGCGTGTTGCGGGAAGACACGCCTTACACCGACAGGCAAGAAGCCATTGTTCAAAGTTACTACATCACCAAGTCTGAGTTGTACGCCCGTCTGTACAACCACCCGCAGCGTGATGCTATTGTCAAGCGAGTGAGTGCCACACAACATGAGCGCACAGAAATAGCCAACGGGGTAGAGCGCATCATTCTGTCTGCGTCCAACCCAACCATGTACGGTAACGTCAACCTCGACCTTGCTGGCAACAACAAGTACAAAGCTACGGTGTCGGAAGAGACTGTAGAGATGATTGAGTTGTGGGTGTGGAACGATGACATTGCTGACTACCAAGTTGTCACCCGCGCTGACCCCGACATCATCATCTATGACCGCCCAGGCGAACAGGTCTTTTTGAAAGGCGAACTGCCATTCATTCAGATTTGCCCTAGCCCGTTGTATGACTACTACTGGGGTCAGTCAGAAGTGTCGCGTCTGGTTTACCTCCAGCAACTGCGGACAAAACGTCTGGCTGAAATCCTTGACCTTCTTAGCAAACAAGTCTCGCCGCCCACGGCGTTGATTGGCTTTACGGGCATCTTGGATGAGAAAAACTTTGCGCTCAACCGCGCTGGTGGTTTGCTGGCAACCGACATGCCCAACGCCAAAGTTGAAAAGCTGGCTCCCACTATCCCGCCGGACTTGTTCAAAGAGTTGACGCAGATAGATGCCATGTTTGAAGAAGTGTCCGGCATCGGCAACGTGCTGCAAGGCAAGGGTGAGGCGGGTGTCCGCTCCTCTGGTCACGCCAGCCAGCTTGCCCGTCTTGGTAGCAGCCGCGCTAAAAAACGTGCGTTGATTGTTGAGGACAGCTTGGAGAAGTTGGCTACTCTGTATCTCAAGTGTATGCAGGCGTATGACGATACGCACTTCAAAGATACGGAAGGTTTGCCGTTCATTGCCGAACAGTTCACCAAAGACTTTGTGGTCAAGGTAGACGCACACAGCAACAGTCCCATCTTCACAGAAGACTTGCGTCAACTGGCGTTCAATTTGTTTAAAGCGCAGGCAATTGACAAGGAATCTTTGCTTGACTTGCTAGAGCCGCCCATGAAACAATTGCTCAAGGACAGACTCAAGAAGTTGGAGAAGACTCAGGCTGAGAAAGCCGCTTCCGCTTTACCCAAGTCCCCAGGCCCACCACCGAAGGAGAAATGATGGCAGCAGCACCAGGTTCATCCGGCGCAGGCGTTACGCAGCCCAAGGCAGACCAGCCCCGTGTGAATACATCATCTTTGCAAAGAAAAGAAGCGTCCCCATCCTTGACATACCGTCAGGAAGGGATTAAAAACTACACAGGGCGTAGTCAACGTGATTACGCTCGTCGTTGACCACTAGGAGTTTCTCATGTACAAAATGGCAAAGCGAGGTCGTAAGACTCGTCGGTAAGAATTCCGTAAGGAATAGGGTATGGCTGCTTCCCCTTGTAAGTAAGTGGCCGCCTTGATGAAGGAGCGCATTATGCGTAAAGGTCGTAAAGGACGTAAGTCTCGCAAGTAATCAGGGGGGAACCCTTGGTTGCCTAGAGCAGCACATCATTTGGCGGTTGGATGCTAAATAACCGCCACTATTGACAAACCGTTTGTATATGGTACAAACGCG